GATGCGGTCAATTGTTGCCACCTCCCAAATCCAAAACGTTGAAAAGGGTGTACTTTTCTTCGACCTCAACCAACGGCACGGCCCCTATGCAGGCCCTGGTAAGATTGGTATGACAACCAATGGAACCGGGCTTGGGGTAGTTTTCGAACAGTTGTCTAGGAAGAAGCACGTTTATTCAGCCGACTGCAGAGCAATGGACTCGACGCTGGGCGTTGATATCTTTGAGGTAGAGGCAATGATAAGGAAGATGGGTTATGAAGGTCACCCTGAGGCAGACATCATCGCGAAACACATCGACTGTGCTATGCAGGTTACGCAAAAGGGTTACATACTGAACCTTGTTGCGGACCCGATAGATCAACTGTTTGCGACACAGGATCCAGAAGTTCGGGAATTCTTGGATACAATCCCTGAAGCCTCTTTTGACGACCTGATGGCGCTTGCTCAATCCGCTAACGTCCTAGAACACCCAAGCGTACCAGGCTGGGTCATCAGGAAATCCCAAGGGGGCTGGACGGGTGATTCCGACACCACGTGGGTTAACACGGTTGGTTTACAGATCATCCTCATGTATTGTTTCTGGCGGGTACATGGCATCCCACCCTCCTCGTTCTTGGCGGACTTAGTTCTTGCCAACACCGGAGATGATAACTGTTTGGGTGCTGATTTCGCTGTTGACCAAAAAGCAATAGTGAAAGCGGCAGCTGAACTTGGTGTTGAACTGAGTTTCGACGCAGCAGGCTCCATTTTAGACCAGTGTTACTTGTCGAAGTACCCTAGGCCGGGTGATGAGTTTGCTGACGATTTTGTAAGCATTGGCATACCAGTCCCAGAGTTCGCTGTTTTACACCATAGAGACAAACTGTTGATGAGGTTCTTCGCCCACAAGTCCGAAAAGACCAACAAGCTCAAGGCAGATGCTGACGACAGATACTTTTACCTGATGGAAAAAGCACTCGGGTACGCGCTGCTCACAGCACATCAACCAGAAGTGTATGAAGTGGTACACACTAGTTTCCAAGGGTGGAAAAAGAAAATCCGTCGCGGTTGGACACCTTCGCTGAAGCGGAAGTTCACGTTTCCAACCTACCGTCAGGTATTGGAGATGTGGTATAAACCTTTAAAGTATGAGGACCTGGCTTACATCCACCGTCTGAGGTTCACGTATGGACTGTTGAACAATGTCGATAAAATTGTG